AATTTATAAAACAACTTAGTAAAGAGGGGTTATCTCTAAATGAAATAAGTGAAAAAATGATGGTAGAGATACAAAATAAAAGTTTTAGAAAAGATATGGATCTTATAAGTCAAACTCGTACCGAAAGTTTTTTAGAATCTTTAACTACTATAGCAAAAAGTAAAAATCCTTATAAAAATATATTAAATTTACTAGTAGGAGATAAATCAGGTATAACATCAAAATCGTTATCTAGATCACAAAGAAGAGCTTCATATTTATCTGCTGTTATGAAAATGCCTAATGCGGATATAAAACATATGCTTAATAATAATAGTAGTTTCAGATCTGATTTTCTTAAAGAAATGTTTGAATTTTTTGATGGTTCTGGTAAAGAAAATATGAAAACTGGAAACAAGTTAGCTCATGATCTTGCACGTACAGTTACTAACATGCAAATGAAACAAGTTGCTAGAATAAATGAATTTGGAGGTGGTGTTAATTGGAGAAATGATTATGTAACTAAGCAGTTTCATGATTCTTTTAGAATGCTAAAAGCTAAAAAAGAAAAATGGGTAGTAGATATAGAAAAATATCTAGATCCTATTAAAACCAAAGCGCAAATATTTTATCATCTAAGACAAAAAGGGGTAGTAATAGATGAAAAAAAGTTTAATATGAAAAATTACTTATCTAAAGTGTTTGATAAGTTAACAACAAAAGAATCCAGTAATGGATTAGTATTAGATACTTTGCACGTTAAACGAACATTAGCATTTAAAGATAGTAAAGCATTAATGGATTACAATAGCACATATGGTCATTATAATATGGCAAATGCTATTTTTGAAAATATGACAATGATAGACAACCATTTATCATTTGGAGAAGCATTTGGTTATGGGTATCGTAAAAAAATTAAACCTAATAAGGTTTTAGAAGAAAGAGCAAAAACCAAATTAGATGAAGCAAAACGAGATGGAGAAGGAGTTGCAGAAGCCGAAAAAGAATTAAATGATTTATCTATAGAAGAAATGTCTCCTGTAGAAGAAATAAAAAAAACATTATACGAGCTTAAAGAAACAAAAAAGATTAGCAAGTCTCAGTTTAGGCATTTAAGAGGAGCTTTAGCGCAAGTGTCTGGAGATGCATATATGGTAGCAAGACCTACATTATCTAAGTTTGTAACAGGATTTCAGTTTTTACAAATGTTATCAAAACTAGGTAAAGCTACTTTATCTTCTATGAGTGATATGTGGACAGGAGCAATTGTACTTAACTATCAAGGAGTAAAACCGGGGACAGCATACTTAGGTATGGCAAATCATATCTTAAAAAAAGCATTTAAAAAAGTAAGTGACGGAGAAAGAGATGTGTTATTAAGACAATTAAATGTAGGAGTAGATGGTATTTTTGAAAGTTATTCTCGTAATTTTATAAATAACCCAACTATGGGATTATTAAATGAAATGACAGATAAAATGTTTGATTGGAACTTACTTAATTGGTGGACTAATTCTTCTAGAGAAGGTGCGGCTAAAATGATGTCTATGCATTTTGCTAACAATCTAAAATATAAATTTAATAATCTCCCACCTAGATTTAAAAAGTTAATGGAAGAGTACGAATTTAATGCTAAAGATTGGGATGAACTTCGCAAAATAGGTGCTTTTGATGAAACAGAGTTTAATCCAAAAGGTTCTAAAAAGAACAAATTTATTACGTCTGATTGGATTGCAGAAAAAGGAGGTTCAGATAGATTACAAGAGAATCTAAACAGATATTACACAATGGAAACTAGGCTGGCTGTACCTGAAGCAGGTGCCGCAGAAAAGGCTTGGATGTACGGTGATTCAAAAAGAGGCTCAATGCCAGATGTTGCCGCAAGACTATTTTTTCAGTTTAGAACGCATCAAGTAAAATTAATTAGAAATCTGTTGCCTAGAATGGCAGAAATGGGATTACCTTCTTTAATGCATGTTGTTCCTGCAATAGGGTTGGGATATGTATCTATTAGTCTAAAAAATATGGTAGCAGGTAAAGCTCCTCCAGCATTTGATGATCCTGAAACATTAACAGATGCATTAGTGCAAAGTGGATTTCTAGCTTTTGCTGGAGACTTTTTAGGAGGGCAGTATGGAAGATACCATCACGACTTTAGTGAAGCAGTATTAGGTAGTGCTTATACTACAATTAAAGATTTTGGAGATTTAAGTGTTGGGTTAAGTACAGGTAACAAAGATGCAATAGATGCTTGGAAAACCTTGAGGTATAACATACCCTATGCTAATTTGTTTTATACAGAGGCCGCATTTAACTATGGAATACATTACGGAATTATGGAAACTTTTATACCCGGATACTTAAATAGGATAGAATCTCGTAAAGAAGGACAAAATGAAGGATTTTTTTATGACCCAAGTAATTTGTGGACATCAGGAGGTGCAGAATGATTACTAGTGATTTAAATAGAGTAGAATTTACTGCAAATGCTAACGCAAATTCATATATATTTCAAAATGCTAATGCTTCTGTACAAGTAAAAGTAAAAGAAGAAACACACATATTAGTTTATGTAACTACTACAGGAGAATTTACTGCAAATAGTAGCACAAATATTTTTACTGATACTGCACACGGTCATTTAGATACTCAAATAATAACTGTGTCGGCAGGATCATCTTTACCAACAGGGTTATTAACAAGTACAGATTATTTTGTAAGAGACAAAGGCAACGATACATTTAAACTTGCATTATCTTCTGGTGGAACAGCAATAACAATAAGTAATACAGGTTCAGGAACATTAACTTGGACAAAGACTTTACTTAAAGTTTTAAACACTGATTATTCTGTAGCAATAAGTAGTAGTAATGATGCAACTGTAACTTGGTTAAGTGGTAAACGTCCTGTTGATGGTGATAAGTTTTTCTTTCTAAGAACAGTTCCTTATACTCAATCGATCAATTTATTAAATAATTCTTTGATAGATGCAGAGTCTTTAGAAAATCAATTAGATTTAATAGTAAACCAAACTCAACAATTAAATGCAAAAACTGATAGGGATTTACGTTTTCATACTAATTTAATAACAACAGATGCTACAGCATCGCAAGCAAGTTTAAATGTTACTGTAGTAAACCGTGCAAATAAATCATTAAAATTTGATGCACTTGGCTCTTTAAGTGTAACAACAGTTAATGTTGATGATGTAGAAGATTATGTATTAGATGCAAAAAGTTATGCAACTGAATCTGGTGCAGTAGTAAACCTTCATACTAATTCAACTCCGTCAGCACAGTCTGGTGTTTACTCTGCTAAAGAACATGCAGTAGGAACACCTCCAGATGGCTCTGCAAAAGAATGGGCAACTACAGCTACTAATGCAATAGCAGGTGGCCTTTATAGTGCTAAAGAATACGCTTCAGGATCTTCTGCTACAGGTGGTACTTCAAAAGAGTGGGCGACTAAAACGGATGGCGCAGTTGATAGTACTTTTTCATCTAAAGAGTATGCTCAAGGAACTACAGCAGGAACAGGTGGTTCAGCAAAGAATTGGGCTTCACAAGTTAGTGCAGACGTAACAGGTGGATCTTCTGGAGATAAATCTGCAAAAGCGTGGGCGTTAGAAACTGGTAATACTGCTCCTACAGATGGATCAGCTAAACAATGGGCTACATTAACAACTACACCTAGTGGTACTGCTACAGATGCTTCTGCTAGAGAATGGGCTATTGGTACATCTACTCATAAGAATGATGGATCAGCTAAACTTTATGCAACTAAAGTAGATGGTGCAGTTACAGGTAGTAATTTCTCTGCTCAAGCATGGGCAGTTGGTGGAACTAATGTTACAAATACTTCTGGTAGAGGTTCTGCAAAAGATTGGGCTACAGATGTAACTGGACCAGTAGATACTTCAGAATTCTCAGCAAAGTCTTATGCTTCTGTAACAGGCTCAGAAGCTCCTACAGTTGGTTCTGCTAAAGAGTGGGCAACAATAACAGGAGCAGAAATACATAGTTCAGAATACTCAGCAAAAGAATATGCATCTGGAACTACTGCACCTACAGGAACTTCTAAAGAGTGGGCTACTAAAAATGATGGTGTTGTTATTACAGGTGAACACAGTGCAAAAGCTCATGCTTCTGTAGTAGGAACACACGCTCCTTCAACTGGATCAGCAAGAGAGTGGGCTTCTGAAGTAGGTACTAATGCACCATCAGAAGGATCATCAAAAGAATGGGCAACTACTACTGGAGCAGTTGTAGCATCTAGTGAATTTTCTGCAAAAGAATACGCTACAGGAAGTACAGCAACTCTTGGAACAGCAAAAGAATGGGCATTAGGAGGAGGTTCAAGTTTTACAGAAGGTACAGAAGTAGTATCAAACCTTTACTCGGCTAGGAAATATGCAAGTGATGCTTCAGCTTCTGAATTAGCCGCTAGAAATAGTGCCGCGGCAGTATCAGCTACTTACGACAACTTTGCTGATGTTTACTTAGGCTCAATGGCAGATAATGCTTCTGCAGATTCAGGAGCTTTAACAGGAGCATCATGGGCAAAAGATTCATCTACAATTGCTTTTACAGGAACATCAGGAACTATAAGTGTAGGGCAAGAACTAACATCTACAGGAACAGGGTATCCAGTAGGAGCTAATATTATTGGTAGTTCAGTGAGTACTCCTTTAACAATTTCAAATTCTTTTACAGTTTCAGGAAGTGGAGCAACTCTTAACTTTGTAGGTTCAGGAGTTTATGGAGCTTTTAACAGTTCTAAAGATGGGCCTAGTACTGACAATGATGGAGATGCATTAGTTACAGGGAATCTTTATTTTAATACTACTGACAACACCATGAAGATTTATGATGGAGGTAACTGGATTGCGGCAACATCCGCAGGTTCAGCATCTTTATTAGAGTATAAGTTTGTAACAACTTCAGGACAAGTAAGTAATAAAACGTATTCAGGAACAGCAAATGTGGGTGGCAGTATGTCATATACAGCTTCAAACACATTAGTTTACTTGAACGGTGTTTTACTTAAAGAAACTGTAGGAGGGACTGCATACGATTATGTAGCTCAAAGTGGTACTTCAATAGTATTAACAGTTGCACCATCTTTAAACGATGAGCTAACTGTGGTGGCCTTTAAAAGTTTCACTGTATCGGACACAGTTTCAGCGGCTTCAGGAGGAACCTTCAGTGGTTCTGTGATAGCAGGAGGCGGTTTAGAAACAGACACAAATTCTAAGATTAAACAAAAAGGAGCATTCATGCAATCAAGTACACATCAAGCACTTACATTAGGAGCATAACATGGCAATACCAAGTGGATCAGGGACGGAAGTTCTTAAACGAGGTACTTTTACAGTAACAGATACTACTGATACGAAAATACTTGATGGAGTTGCAAATCACATTTACACAGTATTATCAATAATAATAACTGAAACAGCAGGTGCATCAAAGACATTCGGAATATTTCTAGATCCGTCTGCTTCTGGTACTGATTATGAAATTGTATCATTGGCAACAGTTCTAGGCGCAGACGAAACATTTGCATTTAATGATAGACTTGTACTTTCAGGTACAGATGAACTTAATTTTAAAGCTGGTGCAACTTGTGACATTGACATTGTCATTAACTACATTGACCAAGATTGGAGTTAAATTATGAGTGGAATAATAAATAATACTAAAGCTAGGTCAGGTAATAATAGTCGTAACTCTACAATTATAACTCGTGTTACGACAGGAACATTACAATTTAAGTTTGACCCAAAATGTAAAACAGTAGATATAAACCTTCAAGGGTCAGGTTCTGGCGCTCAAGGTGCGTGGGCTGGATCGCAAGGGGGAATGTCTGGTGGATTCGCAGGAGCCTATGGTATAAGCACCTCACAATTTACTGTTGCAGAACGTGGAGGAGAGACTGCAATTGCTGTTACAGTGGGTGCCAGAGGGGTTACAAATGGCGCACATAATGGTTATGACAACGGAGCAAGTGCGAGCAATTTTGGTAACTATATAACTGTTAATGGTGGCAACGCAACAACAGATGCTAATAGCAACGCAACAACAAATTTATCTAGTGTCACCGTTACTAATGGTACTGCTGGTGCGCCCGGGGGTGGAGTACAGACTACTGGTGGAGGTATTTTTGGTGGCGGTGGGTTTGGAGCAGGAGCAGGTGGTGGCCCTCCCGGAGGTGGAGGTGGTGGTAATGGTGTAGGGGGAGTTTGTATTATAACACAACATTTGGAGTAAATATGTTTAACGGTACAGGTAATCCAGTTGATCCTATGGATATTATTCGTGATATTAGAGATCAGCTATTGAAGGAATCGGACTTTATGGGTAACTCAGATTATCCGATGTCGAACGCATGGAGAGCATATAGACAGGTTTTGCGTGACATAACATCGTCTGCTAGTCCTCAGTATGTGGAAGGGACTAGAGAGCTAGTAAAAAACAGCGATACACACAAATCTGTTGCAGGAATTACTTGGCCTGATCCACCTGATGACACTCTTAAAAAGCCACAGTATCCACTTCACAATGACCATGTAAATAATTTGGTTTAATACATGGAATGTATACTTGAAGATTTTGTAGGTAAATTTACTGATGCAATAGATGATGATTTAAATTTTAAATTTTTAAAGTGGTTCGATTCAATATCAAAAAATAACATCACTGCATCGTCATTTGAAGACACAGGAGGTACTTTATCTTCAACACTAAGAAAGGATGAAGTAGTACAAATACCGTCCGGTTTGTCGATGAACTGCTTCCCACAAGATATTTGCAAACCACTCTGGGAAAGCATTTTTGAGTGCTATAAAATTTACAATGCTGAGTACAGTCTAGACATTGAAGTTACTTCTCAATCATTTAAAGCTCACAGGACTCGTCCTCGTGGTGGTTATCACATCTGGCATCAAGAACATTCAAGCACATTCCCACTCCGTGTATTAGTATGGATGCTAATGCTTGAAGCACCAGAAAAAGGTGGAGAAACAGAATTTCTAAATCAGTCGATGCGTGTTACACCAGTTCCAAATCAGCTTCTAATTTGGCCTGCAGGATTTACACATAAACATCGTGGCAACCCTCCGTTGCTAGGACAAAAAACTTATTTAACCGGATGGTTTGAACATGCAAAGTAAGGAAACAATATTAAAACAGTCTGAGGAATAAATGAAGACACAACAACTTGGGATGAGATAACAGAATGACACGAGCAAGAGATATGGCAAATTTGGGATCGCAAGCTGGTTCTGGATTAGATGCCTCTGACATAACTAGCGGAGTATTACCTTCAGGAGTTACTGGTGGGTCAGGGTTGACGGCAGTTGGGACTGTGACTGTAGGAACTATAGGAAGTGGAGTTACTTTTCCTAGCGGACATATATTACAAGTTGTATCATCCGGTGCCGGTGATGGTGCAAAACTTACAACTACAAGCCAAGCCTATGTTGAATACTCAGGCACA